GTAAGGGCAGCATTCAGACTAGTTGCTGAGTCGAATTCAGACGTAATAGCACCAGCTACAGATTTCAAGTCCCAGAACGAAAAGCAGTTAGAGCATCAGCAAGATACCAGGGAAACGACTGAGAACAAAGAAAGCACTAGCACTAGCCCTAAATCAGCTATGGATAAAACAGCAGTTAAAGACACGGGCACGGACACTACAGCTAGTTCTACACCAGTGAGCAAGAATCCGACGACCCAACAAACTGATGCTCAGTACGCCCACGCCCAGGCCTATCTTAAGATTAAGGCTGCATTACGTTTGTTTCGTATTGAATCCGGTGCTGAGGACGACCCCCTAACAATGGACATGGAGAACGCTGCACTAGAAGAGTCCACGCGTAGACCTAATACTAAGCAGCGTCCAGTAGCTAGGGCCGAACTTAAACTTAAATCTAAAGTTAAATCTAAAGTTAAACCTAGGATTGCTAATTCGACTGTGGATACAGATGGGATGCCAGGCTTATTTGACGGCTATCAAATGATTGGCGAAGAAGGTGATAACCAAAGCTATGCTAAGCAAAAGAAAGGTCAAAAACAATTAGAGGCCGGTCCGCCATCGACTTCTAAATCAGATGGCTTTATGTACGAATCGTTGCCCGGTGTTTTGAACGAGGATCAAGAAGCCAATATGACTAGAGAGCAGGTCTTAGAACACGAGGTCTTAAGTGATGCTGATCCTCGACTCTTTAACATGGGTCAACAACCATTGGGCTGAGACACTTATGGAAAATTTAATTCCAGTTAATCCACGACTAGGCGTCGTTATCAAGTCTAAGGCCTGGCATCGATTACTAGCTACTTATCATGAAGAACCTAAGTACCAGCTCAAGGGCCAGAATCCACAGCATGTAGCGGACATAGGCACCCGTGGAGTTAAAGCAATAGCCTTAAATCAGTTATTGAAAATGCATGGTCTAAGAGTGCACCTGAACCAAGCGGACTTTAGCTTAGGTTGTCACTGCGATTTCGCGAAGCTTTTAAAGGCCGTTCAAATGCTTGATTTCAAGGCCCAGCCTATACCCCATGGGGAGCCACCTAATTCTTATCTATTTAAAGGTAAAGACTGCTTGATCAGAGTCCGAGAATTAAGAGAGGGTTGGGATCCAGTTATTCAAATTTTGGGTTGATTTGATTGATCAACCTATTGTTATTTTAATCATCAATCACTAGTCACTAGTCACTAGTCACTAGTCACTAGTCATTAATCATTAAACCTAGAGGTGTATTATGGGACGTTCGAGTTTAGCAGATGTACAAGCGGTTGCCGACCCAGCTCAGTCTTGGAATTTTGATCTTTTTTTACCAGCTATTCCAGGCTCTAGTTCTACACAGGCCTTAACCTGGAAATGTATGACCACTGGCCTTCCTGGCTTTGCAATGGATAAAGTTGTAGTTCCTTTGCACGGAACAAAACTTAACTATGCGGGCATGAAGACTTACACGGGAAGTTTTAATTCAACTTTCATGGAAGCCTCTGACTGGAGTACACGTGCTCAGTTTTATGCTTGGTCTGAAAGCGCCCGTTCATGGCTTAATAATAGCGGTACTTTTAAGTCTTCATATGGCGTAAATGGTCAGATAGTCGTATATAACGATTTACCCCAAGTTAGTAGAACTATTAACGTTTACGGTATGTGGCCGGAGACCGTGAACGAGGTGGAGCTTGACGGTGGAGCCTCTAATCTGATTACACTACAGATCGGTTGGAGCTTCGATTACGTTCAAGATGTGTAAAATGTTTTGTTAGACTTATTCCACAACATAGTAAATATAGTTTAGTGCTCAGTGCTTCGACTTGAATGCAGTAAACCAACTATGTTGTGGACTAATCTAGGAAAGAAAATTACTAATTACACACCTTTAAGATACCCCGGTGGGAAGTCTCAACTACTCCCGTATTTTCAAAAACTAATAGCCAACAATAAGTTAAAGAGCGGGCACTACATAGAACCTTTCTGTGGCGGAGCCGGATTAGCACTAGGCTTATTGCTGACTGATTCAGTTAGCGCGATTCATCTCAACGACTACGATAGAGCGATTTATGCATTTTGGTATAGCTGTATTCGTAAACCAGATGCTTTGTGCTCTCTTATCGAAACAGTGCCTTGCACCATGGACACTTGGTATCTTCAACGTGAGACTTGGTTGAACAGAAATAAAGCCCCTCTTCTAAACCTAGGTTTTGCTACATTCTTTCTTAATAGGGTGAACAGATCTGGGATCCTAAAGGCTGGTGTTATCGGCGGAAAACAACAGGCTGGAACATATAAATTAGATGCTCGTTACAACAAAGATGGACTCATAAAACGAATTCAGACTATTGGGAAACTCAAGTCCCGTATAGGTATCTATAATTTAGATGCCTTGGACTTTATGTCTGGTATACAGTCACAAGTACCAAAGAATTCATTAGTATATCTAGACCCTCCTTACGTTGAGAAAGGTCCGGGTCTATACACAGATGCGTATAAAGAGGCTGACCATAGAAGACTCGCTACGTGGGTACAGAAGAAATTAAAGCTTCCTTGGATTATGTCCTATGACAGTCACCCCTTGATAAAAGAATGCTATAAGGCCAGTGCGGGGGCGGGGCATGAAATTGACCTTGCGTATAGTGCGCATGCAAGCTTAAGAAAAGGTAAAGAATTAATGTACTTTTCGAAGTCTCTTAGCTATCTACAAATTTGATTATGCGCCGAATAGTTATGGACCAAATTATGATCAGGAACAACAATGAAACTCAACGCTGCTTTTCGATTATTGAGCACCCAAACTATTAGTGCAGCACCTACGGGGCAGGCTCAAATGCAGAGCACTAGACCTCAGCCGTTAGAGACTAAAAAGCCAGTCAAAAAGAATCAGCCTAATAAATTCTATAAGGTCAATAACCCTCAACCCGACAAAGAATACAAACTCAATGAAGAATGGTTTGATAAGCTCTCAAAACCAGAACAAGAAGACTACGTTGAGGAACATCCGGGTTCCAAGTACGCGGATGACATAAAATCTGAGGACAATAAACCCAAATCTAGACCCACTGATCGTAATCAGCCGGTGACCGTGACCAGGGATCAGAAGACGTTGCCTAAATCAATAAGCGAAACTCAGAAGCAGAAACCCGCAGCCACACCCGCACCCAAAACCGAACAAGAGAAATTTGAGCAGAATAAGAAAGATTTGTTGAAACCTGAACCCAATTCTGCTCCTGAACCTAAAGCTAAAGGGAAACCTGAAGCTAAGGACAAGTCAGGAGTGGATAGTCCTGAACCAAAACCCCAGTCTAAGGTGCCGGTTAAAGCACCTACTAAAAGCAGTAAACCCAAAATAACACCAGAGGATAAGAAACCAAGTAGTCCACAACGCAAAACCGCAGCTTCCAAGGTTAAAGCTGAGGCTAAGAAGAAAGGGTTGATTAGAGGCATTATAAGGGACGGTGGAGGCCTACTATCGGGTATTGGTGCAACTCACAGACTATTGAATGGTAAGACGCAGGAAGGCGATGTAAAGAAGATTGCATCAATGGTCGGTAATATCCTAGGCAGTGCAGCTATGGCTGGTGTACTGGGTGCCTCAGGTGGTGTTGGACTAGTAGCTTTCATGGCTGTTAAGCACTTGGGTGCACCGGCAATATATAGTCTGGTAAAGAAAGGTGTGGTCGGTGCTGGATCGAGCATTAAGAAACTAGGAAACGATAAGCCTAGAAAGAAAGGGTGGTCAGATGAAGAAGCTGAAGCAAATAAATATGGATATTGGAAAAACGGCGATTGGGTACCGCTATCCAAACACGAATATGATACATTAAGCGACGAAGAAATAGACCGCCGTCAACGTCAAGGTGGACCAGGCACCAAAAATAGTCGACATGGTGTCCATAGTTCACTAACCTTAAGCATTGCTTCAAGACTGATTACAGCCGAAACTAGCGATAAACTGGACGACGAACTTGTAGGTAAAGTGATTGATGCAATTGCTGACTACGTTGAGTCAGGTGATATACCTGACGCTGCGTGGACCAAAGCACAAGAGGAACTTGATCAACAATCAAAGGATAGCAAATGAACATCAAAGTTAATGCAGCACAAAGATTAGTGGCAACAGATATTAGTCGCGATCCAGGTTTTGCACAACTTGAGGCCTCAAATCCAGAAATTGCTGAACTTTTGAAACATGAATTCTCCAAGCACCATATTATTGATGGAGTTAGTTATGGTGAAGAAGCGGATAATGTCATATCGATCTATTTGAAGGCTAGTAAAAGCAGTATTCCGGGCCTCAGAGGTACGTCTTGGGACCCTAGCGGAATCTTAGAAATCCATAATTTGATGAAGGACCTGTCAAAAATTAAAAATCTGCAGTTTATCTGTAACACCAATGGCTACTACAAATTGGTTGGCATTATCAACGCTAAATAGTAGTTCTACGTTCCACAATTTAATGATAACCCTTAGAGGTTCACAATCTGTACTCTCCCTTTCGCAATAAGGATTAAAAATGAACAACGATTATATTCAAACGTCTACCGTAGCTGTTACCGATTTCGAGATGAAAACTCCAACCCTAGCCAAGGTTATTGTCTCGTTTACGGGTCAGCAAACTAAAGACAGCATTCGTGCATCAGTTGGATCCAAGTTTAGTCATTTAGCAGCTATCGTTGAAGACAGTTTCCGTATTATTAAGGCTGGTGTAGCTGTTGGTTTTATTCGTGCTCACAAAGAAGTGCGAGTCTTGAATGAAAAAGAAGTACGGGCTAGTTATCGTGTCATGAGCTCGAATATCATGATGGATAATAAAGACAAGTCACTGTGGGAAGTACGTGAAGGTAAGAGTGGCAAATATCTGGCACGTCACGGTCATGAAGATCTGTCGGAACTGGTTGAAGCCACGGTCAGCCGTCGCCCCGATGTACCACGCCTAGCTCAGTTGTCTATGGCCTCAGCAGCACCGGGTGAATTCGTTTCGTTTGTGGCTAAAAGCGGGGACATGGACTATGGGTTTGCTGTCCAGGCCAATAGTGAAAAGGTACAGGTTGTATCCTCAACTACTAATCTGGCGACTACAGTTAGCTATGATCTGGTGACCTCGATTGCTCAGGTTCCGGTCATGAAGTCGTTTAACGAAAAGATGGTGAAGGCTGGTATTAGTCGTGCTGACAAGGCAAAGGCTATAGAATATTGGAAGCAGTTGTATTCTTACGATCCTGCTTATTTGAGCGACGTAATTTCTCAGGTAAATGAAGGCACTACTGCTTGAACCAGTTTTAGACCAAAAGCTTAACTATAGGGCTGCATCTTTCACTAGGTGTAGCCCTTTTCTTTTGTTCATTATTATTTATGGGGCTAACGATGAGTAGAGAATATAGCAGAGTGAGAGATAGTTATGACTCAAGGACTCCAGTATTCGCTGTTGCTAATCCTGTGGATGTTCCGCGAACAGTTGATCTACGTCCTAAGTGTAGTCCGGTAGAGAATCAAGAATCGGAGGGCTCGTGTACGGGTCACGCATTCATTGGTGCAATGGAGCACTTAGAACTGGTTCAGCATCAGAAGTTCACCCGGTTAAGTCGCAACTTTGTTTATTACAACGAACGATTAATTGAGGGGACAACCAGACAAGACGCTGGGGCCCAGATCGCTGATGGCATACAAGCACTCAAGACTTACGGCGTATGTGAAGAGGCCGTCTGGCCCTATAACGTTCATCATTTTAAGGCTAAACCCTCAGCTGATGCCTATATTGATGGATTAAAACGTAGAGCCCTAAAATGTACAAAGATTAGCCAGCACGAAAATACGATTCTTCATTTCTTAAGTGAAGGTCGTCCTATTGTGTTCGGTATCGTTGTCTACGAATCGTTTGAGAACGAAGTTGTAGCAAAGACGGGGATAGTACCTATGCCCGATAATACAAAAGAAAAATGCTTAGGCGGTCACGCTGTATTAATGGTGGGCTACGATTTAAATACCCGTATGTTTCTGGTCCGCAATAGTTGGGGCATTAAATGGGGACTAGACGGCTATTTCTGGCTTCCCTTTGCCTTTGTACTAGACCCAACGTTATCAGATAGTTTTTGGACCGTAGAGCGTAGCACATAAACTGAGAGACTAAAAGAAAAGGGACTACACATTTGATTGTGTAGTCCCTTTTTTATTTAGAGCACGCACGCTTTTAATGTTTGTATATGGTCGGGGGCCTTGACATACAAAAATTGATAACGTTGGTCATTTCTAATCTTAATCTGTTCAGTCTAGGTCGGCTAGGGATATGTCTGACAAAGCTTCAGCTAATTTAGCCTTAAACTCGGACGCAGTAAGCATGTTATCCGCAGTACCTTTCAGATAAGCTATCCCATAGTTCTCAAGACTAGTAGCCCCAACTAGAATTGAAGTCTTTTCATAGTCTCCAGGATAGCCGCAACCCGTTCGGAAAACCAAGGTTATTGTTCTAGTCTCCTCGATCTTTACATAGGTATCTTCGTTGTAGTAATCCGAATGGTGGACATCACGAATTTTGCGGTAAAACGGAAATTCAACGTCTATTTCGACATGAACTTTAGTTTGAACATAAGTCTTAATTTTTGGCATAACCAAATTCCTGATTTTTAAACTTAGTATTTAGACGCATCCAGCTCTAGACTTACGGACCATCCTACTATATCGGAAGGTAAGCCCCGATGTTCCCAAGTTAAAGCACATGCGCTGATAGTCATAATTTTTCCGTTGCGTAGGACTACCCGCACAACTTGGTCTTTGGAAACAGGGCAGGGCCCGGGCCCACCGTTCCACTTGCTGAATTCTACCTTAGGTTTGGGACTAATGACTGGCCTACAAAAATTAATAACGTTTGTCATTGTTTTTCTCTAAATTGGAGCATGAAACATGCAGTGCCTTGCCACGCCACGTGCTGTTTTAAGGCCCTTTTGAGGCCCGTGGCGACCCTAAATTGAGGATCATGTATCAGTGGCAAGGTTGGGCATTTTCCGCCTTTTTGGGGCCTTTTTGGGGTCCTCGGCATCTGATCCTGGCGGATGCTCAACTGCACCCAAACTTTCGTCTGTAGGTGCCCTTTCAATTCTCATCTGGTCCCATACGAACTTGACAGAGAAAGGAAAGGCCATAGAATTACGGGACTTAGGTTGTTCAATACGGGTAATGCCCGATTCTTTTTGTTCTTTTGAATTAATCCAAATTAAAGAATTGCTGCTGTGCTCGCTTATGGCTCGCGCATAACGGATCTTGCCATCATCGCTAACTTGACACAATAAAATATTTACGCGACCTTCTATTTCGGCATTGATCTTAGCATAACGAGCAACTGACCCTAAGGCCCGCCACTGATCGTCACCGTCTACACCTTTCAAAAGTGAAATATAATCAATGATCATCACATCACACTGGTAGGCAGCGGTTGCAGCCATGATCTCCTCAATATTCATGTCCTCACGAGGCTTAAATATAGTGAATCGACCACCAGCTTCTTTGACTCTACGTTCCCAACGTCGTTGACGCTTGAATACTAAATCTCGTTCACCTGTTGCTAACTGCTGTCTAATGATCTTTGTTAGATTGGTCTTTGTTACGTTTGCCAAGATACGCTGAGTCATTTCTTTCTCAGACATTTCCAAGGGAACGAACAATACCTTGTAGCCTAAAGCCGCCATCTTCAGACCCATGGCACCGGCTAAAACTGATTTACCCCCACCTGAGTTGGCACCAGCAGTAACTAAAGAGCCTCTGGCAA